TTTTTTCTTATGATGGTTACAAGATGGACAATTAAACACAGCTTCATCTCCCCCACGGGCAGATTTACTTCTACCTAAAATTGATTCTAATAGCTGTTTTAATAAATCTTCTTTCATTTAAAGTCTCTATCGTAAAACTTACCTAATATATTGTCATTAAGATATTTTTTATCTTCTAAAACCTCTAATATAAATTGGTATTTACATTCTAAGTATGTAAGTTCTTTTTTATTGTAAGCCACTTGTAAAATTGTTCTTTCTAAATCATCATCATTTGCATCTTTAATAAATGCATGTGATCCATAGTAAGTTTTCCAATCGCTTTCCTTTAATACTCTTTTGTATACTGGTGGGCGACCTTTACCTTCCCATAGGGCTTTTTCTTTTTTACCTAATTTTTTCTTTAAATTATAAATTAAAGATTTTTTACCAATGTATCTTTTTCCTGTTGGAATGTGAGTTGTTTGATAGATGAAACCAAATGCACCTTCTGGAAGGTCATTAATTTCTTGTATGTGTTTGTTTTGATAGTTCCATTGCATGTATACAATATACGAAAACTATTTTAGGTATCCCAGCGAAGTGCAAAAGTAGTGTCAGCTTCATCTGACATTCTTACAGGTTGTCCTAATTTACCAATTACTAATAATTCATTATCTTCATTGTATAAACCAACTGTTGTAACATAAGGTTTAAATTGTGAACCGGTTGCAAAGTTTGCTAAATTTGGTTTTTGGTCTGATTTATTTTTTCTTATTGAAATATTATGTGTAAAATTATATTCATCTGAATTTATAGTACACATGTATTCATTTTCATAAATAGGATGTATATTTTTAAATTTAGTGCTGTGGGCTAATGATCCTGAAAAGGGTAAATTAAAAAGACTATTAAGCACTGCACTATTATTAATTTCATCTAAATTTTTTCTTTTTAATAATAGAGGATTATCAGTATTTGTGCTTCCACTTTCAAAAGGTTGAGCTATTGATAAATGTTTTGGATGTGTGATAGTAGCTAACCCATTTGAATAAAATATATTTCCTACATAAGGTGAACCATTAGAACTTGAATATAAACTGTCAATTTGTGATGGTGTTCTTGAGGAATTGAAAACCATTACATTAGCTAAACTACCTGTGTAAAAATTATCTATTTCTCCTTTGCTACCAATATATAAATTTGCTTGGTTTTCTATTTTGTTTATTGTTGTGTCCGTTGTGCTTGATATTTTTGAACCTGTTACCCAAATTTCCATTTTAGAAGCAGAACTCATACATACTATATGATGTAAAGAACCAGTAGCTATGGGAGCTGTAACTGTAGGTGTATTTACTCCATCTGTTTTTCTAAAAGTTAATAAATTAGATGAATCTATAAATATTTCAAAAGGATATTGTACTTTTGATTTTACATCAATGGGTTGAGAAGAACCTGTTGTGTATGTTTGTTCGTTTATGGGTGTTTTTATTATTGTTTTTGTTGTGCTTTTACTTAATAGATATACGCTTCCACTAGAGGGATTAATATTCATTGCAATTGTAAAATCTTCACCAGAACTAAAATTATAAGTTTCATTATGGGGGGCTACAATGGAAGAAGAATCAGATGAAACAAAATTAACTGTTGGGTAATCTACGATTTCTTTAAAAGAAGTATTTTTTATTGTCATATCAAAAGCTTCAGTGTTTCCATTTTCAAATTCAAAATGAATAGATAGTTTTTCTAAGTCTGGAAAACCTAAAGCTTGTGGGTCTGTATATGAAGTATCTGTTGAAGGCGCATTAAGAGAAATAGGAACATATTGAAATTCTATTATAGTTTTTCCTTCTTTTACTGTTGGATCTCCATAGGGTCTATAAATATTAATTCCGTCTACTTGAAGATAACTTTTTACTTTTCCCGTAGATGTAAAACCATTTATATCCGTAATGTCAAATTCTAATCTGTATTTTTTAAAAGGTTTTAGTATTCTTTCTGTGAAAGCTGCTTTAAATTGTAGACCTGTTGTGCCATTTCCTGCTACTGATAATTTTACACCTCCTGAAACGGTAAAATCAGATGTGATTGCACTTCCTACTGTCCAATTAGCTGTGTTATCATGAAATATTGTTTGAAATCCATACTCTGATAATAAATCAGGACTTAAATTTTCTGATTTAAATGATATGTTTTTATAATCTAATGTATTGTTATAATAACTATCATCATATATGCTTTCTCTAGTATAATGTTCTGATTTATTAGGAGAAACTTTACCATATAAATCATAGTTAAGATTATATTGTTTAAAACCTTTTATTGGTCCTAAATTAAATACTTTTTCTCTTTCATCTATACTATGGTTAATTAAATTAGTACCTGAAACTATTAAGTTTCCTTTACTATCATCTGTTATGGTTTCATTACTACTTGAATAAATAAAAGTACCAGATTTTATTTTGTTACCATATAAATTTGAAGGAATTGATATTACATTAACTTTATCATATAATGTTCTATTACCTGCTAAATAATTAGCATCACCTAATTTATTAGCTATATCTAATTGGTTGTTTTTATAAAATAAGTGATCTAATTGATAATATTTTATAATATTTTTAGAATCTGTAGAACTACTACTAAAAGTATCTAATATAGATGATGTATATTCAAATCTTTCAACTGTAAATCCTACTGTTGCTGCTGATGATGAATTAAATGTAAATTGTTTATTAGCGTTGAAAGGTACTCTAGATACATCATCAGGACTAAGTGATTTGAAAACTGCCATTCAGGTACATTTTAGTAGTCTAATTTAACTCTAACAAGTGCTTCTGTTGTGAAGTCTTTCTTCAATGGTTGGCTTAATTTTGCTACTGCTAATAAATTATTATCATCATTATATAAACCAATTGTTGTTATATAAGTTGTAGGTGAATCTGTCATTGTTGTATTATTAAGATTTCCATTAGTATCTATATAGCTTGGATTTGAAGAGTAATTATATTCACCATTTTTAACTCTTACAAACATGTATTGTGATGATACTCTTTCTTCACTGTCTAGTTCAAATGATGCCCCCTTTTTTATTGAATCAAATAATTTTTGAGGTAAATTTTCAGTTGCTGCTGCATCTCCCTCAGTCCAGAATGATGGTGTTCTTTGTCTTAAAGCATCACCGTTAAATATTATAATTCCTGCATCAGGGTAAACAAAACCAAAAGATCCACTATCTGGACTAGCTAAATGGCTTGTTTGAGTTAATAGAGAACCTGACATTACACCATCGGAACCCGACACTAGGTTAAATTGTCTTCCCAAATTAGTAACTACAGCAGAACCTGTTTGTGTTACAGAATCATCTGTAAAAAAGTCTATATTTGAAGCGTTATCTAATTTTAAATTTAAAGAGCCTGCTTTAAGGGCATGTTTATATCTCCCCCTAGCTATATTAATTACCCAAATATCATTAGCTTCATGAGAGTCAAAAACAAAATTTGAATTTTCATCTCCAAATACTAATTGAGAATATTGTTTATAAATACATTTAGTTGCTGTGTTTCCAAAAGCTCCTGCTGTATTTGTAAAATTTAAAGAACCTGATCCCGCTTTATGACCATAAGAAATCGTATATTGAACTTGGCCCTCTCCTTCAATAGGATTAACAGTTGCATCATTAGTGGATGAAAATACTTCATAAAAGAAATTACCTTGACTAGTTGCTGTTGAAACAGCTACTTGTACTGATGATGTAAAATTATCTACTAGGATATTACCATTATTTCCTTGGTTAGTCCAAGTGTCACTAACTACTTTGTCTGTGCTTACTGTTGTATCTTCTGGGTTTAATCTATTGTATGTTGCCATTTTTTATTATGTTAATGTTACTCCGGTTACTCCTTGAGTGTTTGATGTTGCTATTACATCTTTAGTTATTTCAACTGGAATAGTTACTCTTGCTCCAGAATCAACACCCTCAATAGTTAAAGTAGTTAATAATTTAGAATTATCACCGAATAATGTTGTACTGTTAATTGCTGTTAATGAGAATGAACCTCCTCTAATAGTTTCACTTAAAGCTGAATTACTAAATGGTCTTGCTGTTGTTGTTGCTGTAGCTCCACCTACACCCTCAAATGCTACTAATAATCTTCTGTCTGCAATTGTAGCTAAATAACCTCCTGGTTCTGTTACGTTTGCTAAGCCTTGGAAATTTAATGTATTTGGGTTTACTGATGTTGAAGCACCAAGTGATAATTGAATTTTAGACACATTAGCAGTTACAATAGGCATTTTTGTTGTTCCTCTTGGTAATGTAACTAACTTATGAATCATAATGTTATTTTCATCAGGAATTGCTTCTAAAAGAGGCATATTCTCAATTGCTTCTCCAAAAAATTGTGAACCATTAGGATGATTTTCATTAAATAAAGTATAATCAATTTCATCATCTGCTAATGCAAATTGTGTTATATTAAAAGAACCGTCTCCTCTTGCAAGTAATTCACGTCCTCTTTTTGTTAAAATTGCATCTACGGTGATGCTTGTATTGTCTAAATATCCCATTGTTGTTATGTTTTGTTATAAATATAATATGTTTTCAAAAATTTAAAGTTTTCGTAAAGGTAGTTTTTCAACTCCCGCTGATGCTTTTAATCCCGCTTTGTCTAAATAAAAAGATAAGTTATCTCTAATGTCTTTATCTATATTGTCTGGTATAATAACAAATCCTTCATCACCCACATCGTTTGATAGTTCTGATGGTTTGTCTATATCTGCTATAATTGTGTTTGTTTCTTCTAAATATGAAATTTGGTATATTGCGTTTTGAGTACCAATTCCCCCCCAATAAAATTGTAGTTCAACTGCTGTTGATGTAGTAGTAGTACCAGAAACTTCTGTAGTTGAATTTCCTGTTGGTCCTCCATTCCCCGCTGGTATTCCACTTGTCATAAGATCATGTGGTCCTTGCATAGTAGGAAGTAAATAATGTTTTGGATGGTCTATAGTTCTATTGATTCCATCTATATAAAGACTACTTGAAACTTGTATAGAATCAGTTGTATCATATTTTTCTAAATCAATTTCAAATGTGCTTATACTTTTAATTCCTTGATTAAAAGATGCTGTGTAGTTACCTTGATTTTGTTTTTGACCTAAATTTAATGTTCCAAATAATCTATACTGACTTTCAGAAGCAACTGGTATTAACATTGAATTAATAAATGTTCCTAATTGTTGCATACCACTATTAACAAAATCAAAACTACCTGTATTAAAACTTAATGTACCAAATGTATCTTTAGTAGACCAAATTTGTCTAGTTAAAGGATTACTTTTTAAGGTTAAAGTATTATTATTCATTGTAGTATTAAGATTACCATAACAAAATACATTTTGTGTGTCTAATGCATTATAATACACACTTGGTGCACTTGAAACTACATCAAGATATCCTGCTTGGATTCCCTCTCCGAATGTTACTCCTGTTCCATTCATTCCTTTATGTTCTATGGTTTTCTTTAAGTATCCTTGGTTGAATTTAGCTTTGTAAGAGTCTCTTAATTTATGAGTAATTTTATCATCTAATAATTCTATATTAAATCCAGACCCATCTTTAAGATCATTTGCAATATATCCATTTATACCATTATAGTTTTCATTTTTAAGATCAATTGTAGTAATTTCATCAGTGTACTTATTAATTAACATAATTTTTTCTATGTTAATATATGAATGGTTTTTAATAGTAACTAAATCATTATCTTCTTCATCTGCACCTATTAATGATTTACCAAAATAGATTGCTGCTGATTTTTGTTCTACTACAGGATTTAAACCATAAGTTATATCTCCTTCATTATATTCATTAACTTTTACTCCTGTTAGTTTTGATCCTTCATAACGTGGATTATTCCAACCTGCTAAATCTATTAATTCATCATCAAATTCTGTTGATGTTAATGTGCCTGGTCCTGTTTCTAATCCTCCTGAAGTGTATAGTTTAAATTTAACTTTACTAATTTTAGAATTTATAAAGTTACCTTTAGGGGTTAAAACATGAGGTCTTAATTCATTTGAACCACTTTGTTCCCATGTACTGCTGCCTGATAATGCTTTTGCTACATCTATAAATGTGTTATAATTTATATGGGTATTACTTGAAGAAATTGCTGTGTAAGATATTACTGCTGTTCCTAAAGTACCATTTAATAAGGATGTATTATTATTTTTATGGAATGATTGTGTTATTTCTTGTAAAACTCCTTCATAAGTTGTATTACTTACTATCGGATGATATCTTCTAAATTTAGATCTTTCTAAAAAATGAGGTTCAATTAGTACTCCTGTTTTGTCTATTGATTTTTGAGGTGTAAATTTTTTAATTAAGTCAAATAAAGTATGATCTAAGAAAGAAACCCATCTTGTAAAGTCAAATATATTATATCTGTCTTTTCCTTTTTTTAACTTTTTAAAATATTGATCAACTAAAGGTTTAAAATCTTCGTATGTTTCTGATGTTTCTTCTCTAGGATCTCCTAAAAATTCATCTAAATTAAATGTACCTAAAGTATAAATTATATCTTCGTTTATTTCATTTTGTGGAGACAAATACACACCAATATTACTAAAGTCAGGAACTTGTCTTTCTGATGAAGGTAATTGTGATAAAATATCTGGTGATAAAATATTATCGTCTGTGGTTCCTTTATCTATTCTTACTTTATTATTTACAGGTGATTTTCCTATTGTATTTGGTGTAGGTAAATGATGTTCTTCCTGTAATAGTTCTACATTACTATTATTAAAGAGTGTAAATCCCTCTAAATAATCTATGTCTATGTTAGGGTGGTGAGATTGTAATAAAGGTATACCTTGAACTGTAAATTGAGGGGTTAATCCTGTGTTCATTACTGCACCACCTTGAATAGTAGTTCCAACAGTTCCATTATTTGGGTTTGAGATTACTCCTCCTACTTGTGATGTTGAACCATGAGATAAATCTAACTCAAAAGATAAAGGATATCTTACAATTAAATGATCAAATGATGATGATATAGTATTACCTCCATATATTAAAGGTTCTAAAGCATGTTGTTGTAATGTATTATGGTTTAGTAATTCACCAAAATAATATCTTACTTCTGACATACCACCATTATAACCTAAATCAAAAACACTTTTTCCATCTTTTAAATTAAAACCCTCTATATTATTATTAGTGTAAAAAGAACTTGTAATTATACCTCCTTTATTGTAATTTTTTATTCCCCCTAAATAGGCACTACTTGGGGCTCCTAATTCTTCTATTCTTACATTTCTAATTTCTGCTGTGTCGCTCGTTGCTGCACTAGTTAAATAAAAATGAATAAATAAATCCCCATCATCACTACTTTGATTAGTGTCTATTCTTTTATTAGTGTCGTTTATATATGTTGTTTCAAAGGTAGTTTGATAATATGTGTAACTAGAATCAGTAATAACTGGACCATTATTAATTGCATTAGTAGGATCTAATTGATTATTTTGACCATTTGTTGTTGAAATAAAAGCATTTAGATTACTATCTGTTGTTGTAGCTTCAAAGCTTAATCTGTATTTATGTCCTAATTTTAAGTTATTAGACACGTTTTGTTTTACTCTAACTTCAAAAGTATTTGTAGGAGTTGAATCAATTGTTATTTTAATACCATTAGTTACAGATGAAAAAGTAGCATGATCATTAGTTCCTCCACTAAAATTATTTGGAGTAGAGGATAAATTATTCCAATCACCTCCTACTGTTATGCTTGTATTTCCAGCTGTTCCTCCTACATTTTGAGTAAAAGTTACAGTGTCTTCAGAAGCATTAGTTGATGATATTGCAATGTTAATTCTACCAGCATGGCCTGTAATTCCTCCTTCTACAGCTGATTTAAATGCTAAAGTATTTTCTGGTATAGTTCCATCTGAATGGAAGGCAGTATTACCATTTCCTAATAGAGCCCCATTAAGGATACCCACGTTACTAGCAATTCCCTCATATCTTTTTGTAGTACCATCTGTAGATATAAGTGCTATTGTAACATCAACTCCTGTTTGGCCTTGACCTTGGTTTGCTCTAAATACACATGATGTAGATGCTTGAAACCCATCACCATTATCTTGTAATGTCCAATTATCAACAGTTTGAGTACCAGCATTAAAATTAGCAAAGGTTCCATTTTGTATTAAACTTCCTGTGTCTGAATAATATCTACTACCAAATGATTCAGCATTAGTAATTTCATCTATAGTTGCTGAAGAAGTATAATGTAATACGTTTCTTAAATGGTTTGATTGATAAGCACCTAAGTGTACAGTTGAATCACTACCTGAAATTCCATCTGTTCCTAAAGATATGTCCCAAAAATTTCCATTAAATATAGGGAAATATTCTGAATCATGAAGTATTTCTTTTACAGATATATTATCCATTACTCCTGCTACTCCATCTCCTGCGAATATATTTATTTCGTTTCCATCAGAAGTAAAATTATGAGAAATATTACCATTACTTGTTATTCTGCCTTCTCCAATATTACTGCTTATACCTCCTGAATTTCCAAACCCAATTGAATCTGTTCCTGAAGTGTCTAAATATTCTGATATAGTAGCTGATGCATTATATCTTTTTCCTGCTGTCATTATACTTGCGGGAACAATAGGACTAACAAAATCATCACCTGCGTCTGATATAAAAGTTACTCTACTTTTGTTATTAATAGTTGCTCCTGTTCCAGTAGCTGTTACATTTACTGTATCTGCTAATTCAACAGGACTTGTTAATTGATGTCCTGAAGAAGTAAGTATACTTGAGGTAAAATGAAGTAAATCTAATTTACCATATTGTGTTTTATCATCTGTTGCAAAAAAGTCATGACTACCTGTGTATGGATGTAAAACTAAGTGTAAATCTGAACCAGATAAACTTTGTGTTGTGTGGTTTGTTAATGAGAATAAATGATAAGCATCTGATCCTGATCTTGTTGGTTTAATTCTAAATTCAACTGTTTTAGCAGACGCTGAAGGTTTTAATATCATAGCATCTGTATTTGAACTTGTCCATGCTGTTTCAATAAACATCCCCTTTTTAGTTTTATCTAAAGAATTACCACTTAATACTTGAGTGAATTTATTATATGTGTATAATTTAAACTTATCTCTATCGGGATCTGAACTACCAAATTCTTTAATATCTAATACTGTGTCTGGAACACCATAACAATTAATTAATGCTCTTAAACCTCTTTCTGTTCCTTTAGTTTTTAAAAGATAAGGTGCATTATGGTATAAACGTTTCCATATTTCTTTTGTTATATCTTGTTTTGCAAAAGTTTCATTAGAACCTGTTATAATAGTTGAAGTATCATTAGTTATCATTGACTGACCAAAAATGTAATTTATTAAATCTTCATTTTCAAATTGGTCGTAGGCTTCTATTCCTAAATTTTGTAGCATATAATATACTAAATTTTTAGAAACACCTAATTTATGGCTATTGTCTATTGTTTGTGTTATTTCTTTTACATGTGTCCAAACAGGATCAAAATGTTCTCCTATCATATCACAAAATAACTCAAATGGTTGGTTTTCTTCTCTATCCCCTATAAAAGTAGGGACTAATTTCATTAATCTGTTTGGGTTTTGTTTATCAAAAATTGAAGCTGATGATAACTGTCCTGAACCCTCAGTGATAGAATTATTTGTGCTACCTAACCAAGCTGATGCTTCTGATGAAGTTGTGTGTGATTGTATGTAAGGTTCTTCTTGTGGGTGAGATCCACTTTTAGGCCATGAATATGCACCAGATTCAAAATATAAATATTGTTCATATCCACTAAAACCTTGAATTAGGTTTTCTTTTTTAAGTGAAATAGAAGAAGAAGAGTCTGATATTACAGTATTTAAAGATGATCCTGATATTAGATTTAATTCATGTATTTGTTTATCATATACTTCTATTAATTTTAATTTATATTCAAAGTTTTTTAGTAATTCAGTTGCACTACCAAAATGTACAAAATTTTCAAAATGGGTAGGTGTTACTGTTTCAAAATTTAAAGAGGCTGTGTCTGTGGGTCTTACATATCCATAATCTATTTCTGGTACATCATATCCCTTTAATTTACTTACTAATTTTTGGTAAGAAGAAGTTGTTGAAGTACTTAATATATCATCATATGATCTAAAAGCTGTTGGTACTGAATTATTTAATCTAGTGTCTATTTTAAAATTAGGACCTTTTATGGATATTGTTGTGTCTGTAGAAGGTAATAAACCTAAATCATAAGTTAAAATAACAGGATCTACTATATTTTCTACTATAGATAATTTATCTCCTGTTTCTAAATTTTCTAAAAGAGGTTCTAATAATTTTATTTGTAAAGTAGTGTCATTAGGGTTTGATGTATCTAACGCAATATTTACTGCTGTTATATTTCTATCTCTTCCGAAATTTAATATAAAATCTCTAAAATAGGTTGAATTTTGAACTGCTTGTACAAAATTTCTTGAGTTATTAGCTAAATTAGTATTATTTGAAGATAGAACAGTTGTTAATTTTAATTCTGTTCTTGTAGAGGATATTTCTTTTATTTTAAAAGCAGGAGTAATAGTGTTAAATATTTTCCTTTTTTGTATATTTACTTTTATATTATAAGTACCTGTTATATATCCTAATTCATTTAATATTTCTAAAGGATCTAAATTTAGATCTTGTATTAAACCTTTTGTATTTTGTTCTGATTTATATCCTTTAAAATTTTCAACAGTGTCTAAAAGGTTATCATTAAGATCATATATGTGGATATTAATATAATCTTCGGGCCTACCAAAATTTCTATCTACTAATGTAGAACCTAAATCTTCAATATTCTTTAAGTTTAAAGTAGGAGAGGTATTTTGTGAAACAATGTTAGCCATATTTTTATTTTTATAGAGAATTTAATCTTCTATCTTTTTCTACGTTTTCTGATTTTAATGTTTCGTTTTCTGATTCTAATCTTGAGATTTTATCTCTTAAATCTTTAATTGTTTTATTAGCTCTACTTAGTTCTACGTTTGTTTGTTGTAAACCTATATATCTATTACTTCTACTAGCTAAAGTTGCATGAGAGTTTATTCCTGATTTTGGTATTTCTAAAAATAGATTATTATATATTTCAAAAAAATTAGTTAGTGAAGTTCCCTCTGTTTTTCTTCCTAATTCTTTAAAAGATTTATCTATTAGTTTATCAGATTCTTGAGTAGTATATATTTTTTTATTTAACTTCATTATCTTACTATTTTAAAAGAATAATCTTCATCATGTATCTGAATACCCTCAAGATTGTCAGATCTAAGCATTAATTTATAATAACGTTCTGGTTGAAATCCTTCCATATGTAAGTCAAAGTACATACCCTCACTGTCTGCACTTAGTTTAGTATAACTAGTATCAAAAGGTATTATTACTTCATTTGTTTCTGCATCACGTACACTATAATAACTAGTAGCTGGTAAATATTGTATGTCTAGATAATTTGAAGAAGATATAAATGTTCTATCTGGGTATCTTTTTCTTGTAGTTACTCTAAAACGGTGTTTTGATTTTCTTTGATATTCTTGCTTACTATTATAAAGTGATAAAAATATATCTCCACTTTCTAGTGTTGTAGCTCCAACTGTTGGGTTATATGATGAATCATCCCATTTAAAAGTTAATTTAGGGGGATAAACTGTATGCGAATCTGATGAAAAATACTGTAGTTCACCAAAACCAAAACCATCTTCTTCTGTAGAATCTAGTTTTTTAATTATAAATCCATTATTAGTAAGGCCTGTTGGGTATGCTGCATCTTGATAAAAACTTGATGAATATTTTTGTACTATAGTAGTTACATCTAAAGATAAATCTAAATTATCTTCTGCTAAGAAGGTTGCTTCTGATCTAAACCCACTACCTGTATACCATATCCCCCCACCTATTGCAATATCATTTGATAGCCAAGATCCTGTTGCCCCCATAGATCCTGTAGCGTGAGCCCATAAAGATGATGTAGCATTAGTTCTATGAACCCAAGTAGCTCCATTTGCTGCTTGAAAACTTCCTGTTGTAGTTGAGGGAGGATTAGCATCATATCGTTGTGTTCCTTCATTAAAAGATTCGCTTAAAGGGAAGATTTCTATAGTATGGTCTGCCGTTAGGCTTTTATTTTCACCTGTGAATAAATCTAAAGATATTTCAATTGTATTAGCTGTTACTTCTTTAGCAACACCTGTTAGTTTATTTTGAATTACATCTCGTATGTCTGTGCTTTTAAACTTGATTAAAATTCTTGAAGGGTAATAAATTTCACCTGTTGTTGCTTTTTCTTCAACTAATTCTAATGCTTCATCTTTACCCGTATTCATATTAATACGATCTGGATGACTATATAATGTTGTGTCTTTTTCAGGAAATATAGAATAATATGCCATTTTAGTATTGTTTTATTTTACCTTTAATATCTGTGTCTGGGTATTTTATTTCAAATAAACTTGGATCTAATGATGGATATATAATACCATCTTTAGTTGCTGTTTCAAAATCGTACTTAAATTGAGAATATCCTAACTCTGTGCCTGCTAAATTATTAAAAATAACATTTATAACAGATTGTACTCCCTTTACATTACCTATTAAATTATAAACTTCTGATTCTATTATAGGTTGATTTACTTGCCATTTTTCTATATTAAAATAATCTTTTAGTTCATTTATACAATCTAATAGTACTTGTTGGTTATTGTTATTTCTAAAAGTTGAAATTTCAAAATCAATACCAAAATTAATTACAAAAGAATCCATTAAATTAATAGAATCTGTTAGTGGTTTGTAATAATTTAAATATGTTGCTAAATTTGTTTTAGTAGCATCATTACATGTTGTAAGTTTTTTATCATTATCATAACCCAGTAAGTATAAATTTGAAGAAATTTGAGAAGATTCTACATTTGGGTTTGATCTTTCTATTTCTGATGATTTTACTATATATGCTTTAGCTATACTACCATAAATAGAGGGCATAGATAAAGTTCTAATTAAGTAATCTTCTTTAGTTATTACTCTTTGTTGTGTAGCAAAATTTGCTGCTGTTTTTTGTTTTATTTCTTCTGTTGTGTCAGCACCTCCCCCACCTGTAGCTGCTACTGTGTTAGAACATGCTAAGGATTCTCTACAAAAAGATACAATAGGACCACTTAAATTAGGTTTTGTATTAATTGTTACTGTGTTTATTTTATTTATAGTGTTTTGAGGTACATTTGATCTAATTCCTCCTCCTCTTAAATAGGTAACAGTTAATGTTGTGTCTGATGGTGACTTTCCGTATGTTTGAGAATGTAAAAAATTAGAAGGATCAATAGATTGATCTAATTTACTTCTTCCATCTCTACCCCCTAAACCAATATTATCAGGAATTGGAAGTATTTCTTCATCTGATTTATTTGAATCACCTGCTCCAAATTGAAGTTCTAGTATACCATCTGATGTGAATCTAGAGACAAATCTTCTTGGTACTCTTTTTAATTTTAAAAGATAAGGAGTTTCTGTTTGAAATTCATATAATGATGTTGTATTTCCTTGAACATTATTTATATTTTCAAATACTGTGTCCTGAGCTAAATAAGGTACTTCTGTGTATTCATTTCCATCTGAATCTATAATAGATTCTATATTTATTATTTCTTCATCTATTAAATCTAATATTAAGAATCTTTCAATATTTCCTATTTGGAAGTCTTTACTAACTCTTTCAGCTGAAATTATTGGTGTTGATTTTTTTAATAAATAATATTCTGGATTATTAAATGAATCTACTGAATATACTGAAATTTCTGTTGGGTCAAAAGAAGATGAAAAATCAAAAACTACTGGATTTTGAAGTATAAAATTAATATTACCTGAAGAAAAAGAAGAGGGTTGGTTAATAGTTAATGCATAGTTAAAATCCGGAGAAAAATTATCTGTTGTTGAAGCGGGTACTAATTGAAATATATCCAAATTTGTTGTAGCAACTGATGTTACTTTAGGTTTATATCCTAATGTATATGCTAAATGAAATAAATTTGTTCTTTCTTGAGCTGTGTCTAAAAATACTTCTTGTAATTGGGTGTCAGTATAATATGATAAAACATCTCCCACATAAGCGGCCATCTCCATAAACATTAGTCCTGGAGATCCTTCTGTAAAATCATTAAAAGTATCTGGATAGTAAGTTTTTGTAAATTCTATAAGATCAGATCTAAAAGAATTAAAATCTTTATTTAGATATTTTATATCTTTTATTGGTGTTTTATTTGATATTTTATTATAAGCCATATTATTTTATTTTAATACCCACCTCCCCCTGAAGAAGCTCCACCTCCTGAAGAAGCTCCTACACTTGGAGAAGATGCTCCTGAATTGTTAATGCTACTATCTTGTGAAAAATTAATTTGTATAGTGTCTGATTCTTGATTAGCTAATACTCTATAAGATATTGCTATTTTTATTTTATGACTATCTGGTTCTTTAATAAGATCGACACTTACTAATTCTATACCCGCTATATTTTGGTTTATTTGGTTATTAATTTTTTCTTCTAAATTAGATAAATCATTTGAATTTTCAAATAAATAGTTTCTTAATCCTACTCCAAAATTAGGTTTAAATACTCTTTCACCTGGTTCTGTAAGTAATACATTTAATAAATTACTTTTTACTTGTTCTGCTGTTGTGTAAGATGAATAAAATACACCCTCTGCATTAAAAGGAAATATAACTCCTAAGGCTTTATTTCTTTTTTCTGCTGGGTTAATTTGAATGTATTCTCTTACGTTTGCCATTTATTAGTTTCTTTTTTTCTTTAATATTGCTCCCATTAAACCACTATAATCTCTTGTTACTGCTTTTGCTACTGGTTCTGGCATGTTTGTTACATCCATAGGTAAAGATCCTCCTGTTGCAAAAGGATTAGCTAAATTTACAGGTGATTGGGCTGTTTGTGTATTTGTATCTCCTGCTGCTGTTTCATTTAATAAGTCATTTAATGCACTATTAGAGGTATAGTTTTGAGTTTTATGATGTTTTATAGGTTGTGTGCCCATAATTTTTTCTTTTAAAGATTTTTTTGTAACTTCTGGTACTTCAACCCTTTTTTCCGTGTGTTCTACTATTGTAGGTTTTAATTCATCACGTAAATCTTCTTTAAGTGATTTAATTTCTCTGCGTAACGCATAATCGATTTCTTCTCTAACTACTTTTCTAATTAGGTTTTCAAAAGTTTTTGCTTTCATTTTTAATTGTGTTTGTTAATAAATATAAGTAGGTTAAGCTCTATAACGCTTATATCCTATCATTTCAAAATCTAAATTATATAATTTTTCAATATATTCAATTTGTTGTGTTTCTACTAATTCATTTAATAAATCATCATATATTTTATCTAAATCTTCTGAATATTGGTTTACATCTAATGGTTCACTTCCCAATAAAGGTAAAGTTCCATTATTATATAGTTGATTTGTAAGTTGGGGATGTATGCCTTCTAAATCTCCTAATAAGGGATGATTATTAAAATCTTTTCCTGAATTTAAATCTAAATCTCCTTGTGTTAAAGGATCTCCTATTTGGTAAGATCCAAACATTATAGGGTTAAATATATCTACTTCTATAAAATTTGTATTTGTTGTGTCAAAAGGTGTAGGAGATAAAGGAGTTGAAAGTGTTGAAAAATCTTCATTTGTTAATCCAGGATATCCTATTTCGTTTAAAAAGTTTTCAGGTGAATTAGCTGATGAATTTTCATTATTTATATTATTACTTTTTTTAAATAATAATAACATTAATAGTTCTAATAATTGTTTTAAAAACATAATAAATGCAATAACTGATAGAAGAGCTCCTACTACTTTTAAAATAACTGAAAGTAAATTTCCAAGACTACCTAACACATCTGTTAGTAATTTTCCTATATTTTCTGCTGTTTGTTCTGCTACTGCTTTAAATCCTTCTACCTTTTGTCTTAGGTCTAAAGCTTTTCTTGTTGTTTTACTATTATGTTTACTACCAGGTTCAGGGGATCCTGATCTTGATTTTGATTTAAATGTGTTTGCTATTGATTCTTGAGATGAAGCTTCCGATTCTTTTTTCTTTTCTTCTTTTTCTATTTCACCCTTTTTATCAATAGAATCTGTTTGTTTTTTTAGTACTTCCTTAGCTTCTTCTTTTATTTTATTTATTTGTTCTTGTATGTTTGCCATTCTTTCATCAACAGTTCCTAATTGAGCCTTAAAATATTTATATGCTGCTATTTTTTGAATTATAGGACTATCTATCCCTCCTATAGCTTGTGTTACTGCTCCACTAAGAGTACTTTGAGCTAAGTTTTGAACTCCCCCTATTATATTATTTACTTTACTTGTTACAGAGGATTGTAATTTATTTGAAATTTCTGTTTTTACTTCATTTGCCTTTTGTCTAGCTTCTCTTTTTCTTTTTAATTCATCTATTTTCTTTTTAGATACTCCTTCTTCTAATAATTTTGCTTCATTTATTTCTTCTTCTATTTTGGGTTCTGAAGGAGTAAAATCTACTGTTTTTAATTTAGGTGTAGGTATTGGTATATTTTTAATTAAATCATTTAAAGGATTAAATTCTGCTAAAAATGTTTCTGGGACATTTGTATCTGGGGATAGTGTATTTTTTATAGTGTTAATATTAGGTGCTATTCCTTTTAATTTAGATAATGATACATTTTCAGGAATTTGACCCCCTGGCATATTATTCATTACCGAATTCATTTTATCCTTAATTTGGTTTGTTATTTCTGATTGTCCTTTAAATAGATTACTCATTTTATTTTTTTATAAATACATGATTACTTTTAATTTCTCTTAACATAGATCTTAATTCACCTATACTATTAGGAAGAGGTTCTCCTTCACCATCCCAATCTTCACTCATAGAATTAAATGTAGTACCTATAGGAGTAGTAGTTCCTCCTCTATCACCTATATGAACATTAGATGTACTTAATTTTTGTAATAAATCTAAAAGTAAATTTAATAATTTATCCATTAATGCTTGGTTTTTTAAACCTAATACTGCTGGTTCTGTTGGGTAGTTTTTTGGTCTACCTTCAGCCGTGTCCATACCTACAAAAATATTAGGAGCATTTATCATTATGTAGTTTTTGGTATTTTTAGTATCATCAGCTAATTCTCCTCCTTGTGGGTATAATGTGTTTAAATGAATGCTACCATTTGTACTTAAAGAAAGAAAATTATGTGAAAACATATGTATGTCTCCTCCTTCATAAGTTTGAGCTGATCCTTGTGCTTCTTGTCCACTAAATTGTAATCTAGCGTTAAAAATTAGTCTGTCTGCGTTTATTATTACTTGTTTACCCTGATAATCATTAGGATAAATGGGTGTTAATATAGGATTTATACCACTGTCTTGAATTCTACTAAATTCATCTGTGATATTTTTTATATTTTCTATTTCTCCTGGTAGTCTTGCCATTTTAACTTATTGATTTAACTTTAAATGCAAAATATACTTCTAATTCTCCATCAACCTGATATCTTGTTGGTATTCCTGTTTGGTAATCATCACCAAATTCAACATTTACATTTGTATTCCCTATTTCTGAATATACTTTTGATAATGCGTCTTGTCTTGCTAAACTTTCAGCTATGTCAAATTCTTTGTCTTTTCCTATACCCTTATAATATTTTCCTATAATATTAGCATAAGGTCCTTTTGCTTTCCAAGCACCACACACCCAAGGGTTTTCATGTTTAGCTCTTACTGTTGCGTTCCAATTATTACAATAATGATGTCTATTAAAATTACAATTTCTACAATTATTAGCACCTGTTGCTATTTGATAACTATTAGGTAATGGAGGTCTTTGTATTATTTCTAATTCTTGTCCAAAATCTTGTTGGTAATATTCATTTGGATCTATTTCTTCTTCATTTAATCCCGCTGTGTCTTCTGAAATATTACCCGTTGGTTCTGTTTCTACTGGTTCTGTTTCTACTGGTTCTGTTTCTACTGGTTCTGTTTCTATTGGTTCTACTGGTTCTGTTGATTCATCAGTTGTAGTTGTTGTTGTTTCTGATGTTATTTCATCGTCTGATTGTAAAAAATCAACAGGTGAATCTAAGAACTTTTTTGCTTCCTGGTTAGGGTCTTGAGGTATATCAGCATTTAAACCAAAAGAATACCAACAATCGGGTGCTGCTATTGTTAAGTTATCTAATTTTTGATTTGAAGTTAAATAAATAGATGATGCATCTAAATTAATATCTTCAACTGTAGGTACCCAACCCATTTCATCTAATCCTTCTGCTTGGCCATTTCTAAGAATAGTAATAGGATCTCCTATATTACCTTTAGCTCCCGCAGACCAGTTGTTTGATTGAGATACAGGTATTGTTTTACTTCTAGCTGTTGCTCCAAATCTAAGTGAATTACCAAATCTACCTTCCACTATATGATCCCCTTCATATGGTCTTAAGGGTTTAATATTTAATTGTTCATTAAAATAGTCTCCTAAGGGAACTTCATAATCTAATTCACCATCTGTTGTTCTTCTTAATAAACCTGCTTGTGCATAATCTTCATTTTTTCTTATTTCTCCTAATTTATCATTACTTATATAATTACTTAAAGCAGGTAAAGTATTATGGTGGGGGTGGTTCCATAAATTTATAGGAGGAAAATAATAATTAGTTTCTCCCTCATTTCTATTATCCATATAATCTTTACCTGTAAGTGTAATTATAGGTACTATTTCGTTAATTAAAGGGTAGTATTTTAAAAAAGGAAATAAGGGCTTAGCTACACCATCAAATATTGGTAATTTAGGATCTTCTTTAATATTTGCCTCTTTATAAATAGGTTGTTCTGATGTTGGAACTTTATTAAAGAAAATCATCCCTACAGCATCATATCCCCCAAAATTAGCTGCTTCTGGGGTGGATCCATCTAATATTACTTTTTTAACCTTGCAAGGGACAACATTTCTCCCCCCACCTAAAAAAGAATCATTAATATTTTTATTATTATTTATTGTTGCCATCTTCTTCGGGGGCTTCTATTTGTTTAGGTTTTTCAACTGTTTTAGCTATTTCTTCAGCTACATCCATTAATTGATCCATTTCTTCGTTTGTTAATAAACCACCATCTCCTGTTGAAGAAGCACCTGTAGATAAACGTTGAACAATAGCTGCCATCTTAATTAATTGGTCGTCATTTTTAACACTTATTTCCATATATTCTTTTATTAGTGGAACTACGACAGTGGCATCACCTAAAGATTGGACTAAAGGACGTAATTCAGCTATTAAAGATGCAAGTTGTTTGGCTTTTTTCTTTTGATTACCGTGAATTTCTTTTAGTAAGTCTCCAAAAGATTTATCATCGAATAATACTTGATTTAATGAATCCATATTGTTTTATTATAAATATGGAATTTTTAGACTTTTATATACCCTGTTTCTATATATTCACTATATAAATTTTTATACTGTTTTTTAAGTATTTTAGTTACTTTAGTAATTGTAGGAGTTTCTACATCTGTTATTTCTCTTATGTAAATATAAAGTGCTTTTTTATTAAATATTTCTAGGTTTTCTCTACGTTTAAAAAGTATATTAATTGCATCAGCTACTTTTCTATCTTTGTTTTTTTTAAACATAGTAAACATATGTTTATCAATATATTCTGTAAAATAATCTATAAAATCCTTAATATCTTGTTTACGATCATCTCTACCTAATTGATATAAAACTCCTTCATCTTCATCTGCTTTTAAAACATCTACTTTTGATTTTTTCTTTTTATAATTGTTATTATTATAAAGTATAAGATAATTTTTACCTACAATTGAAAAATAACTAAATGCTTTAGTACCTTTTTCTGGTTTAAAATAATCTAGTTTTTCTAAAAGAAAAACAATTACTTCATGTTTTAAATCTTCTAAATCATCTACTTCTGTATAGTAAAATTTAAATGTATGTATTAAATTTTCAGCAAGTTTATAAAAGGGATACCAAATTCTTGTTTTAAATATTTCGTCTCTATCATCTTGGTTAGATGTAGCTAAATACTCTTTAATAGCTGCGTCTGTGTCTAGTGTAAAATATTGTTTTTTGGTTCTTTTTCTTCCTCTTTTTTTAGGACCTGGTTCAAGAGAACCAGTGATTACTGGTTCTGGTGGGGGGCTAGGGGCATACTTAAGTTTGTTTGACATGTGGTTTTTACTAATTTTTATTTAAGGGTAAACTCGTTTAGAGCTTCTTGAATTTTTTCTACTTCTTTAAAGAAAAAACCAATTTCATCATCTGCTACAAATGATCCTTTTTGATCTAATTGTTTTAATCTTACATCACAAGCAGTGATAGCTTCACTTTGTTTTGTAATAAAATCTTCTAATCTTTCATTTTTCTTTATTAAATTTCTAATTATAAAGGCAGAAGCAGTTATTACTACTGTTAATATTATACTAAGTGTTATCATAATTAATCTTTAAAAAATGAATCTATAACATCTAATGTTGCTGATGCTAATTTTGGGTTATTTTGTATGTTTACTTTTTTAGCTGCTCTAAGTGTCTTATCACCTTTAGTAGCATTTGCTGGTTTAGAAGAAGGATTAGCTGAATTATTCCACAACTCAAATTCAATTTGAGCAGCCATATGATCTGCTTGATGCATTAATAATGGTAAATGTGTTCTTAATCTAGTTTCTTTTTGACCAGACATAAAGTAAAACTTATTTGAATCATCATATAAACCATCATGAATTTTAATTGTAATAAATTCATTTTGAGTAACTTTACATCCAATTTCCTGTAATATAAATAATGAACGTTCAGGGACTTTCATTGCAGGAATGTCAGTGTTAAACTTATACATTTGACCTAATTTATCCATATGCCATTGTGAGTCGTTTGGTTGGTAATATTCACCTTCTTGTTGACCCATCTTACCTAAATCATGGAATAATGCTGCGAAATGCATTTCTTCGACAGTATATGTGGATATATCGCCTCCCATTGTTTTCCACGTTTTATATAACGAATTTGCACAATCATATACACGTAAAACATGATCAGTATAACCACCTGCAAATGCTGAATGGTGCCAATTTTTACTTGAAGCAGGCATCATCATCATTCTTTCTTTATACTTATCTAAAAATGGTAATAGTATGTCTGTTCTTTCTTTTGAGAAAGATTTCTCTATCTCACTTACATAACGATTCCAATTTGATTGGATTTTTTCTGCTGATAACATAACTTTATTTATTTTTAAAACATTCCAGGACCATTAGCAGTCCCTCTAGATCCTATACTATTTGTTTGTGATATAGTAATCATATTTTGTAATTCTTCGAAACGTTCTTTTAATGCACCTTCTTCCATAAAACGAATAGCGTCTTGGTTTTGTCCTCTTTTAATTAAATTTCTTAGTTGCGCTAAAGATTGATCTAATCTTTCCATTGCTTCATTTAATTGTCTTTCGTAAGCCATAATTTATTTTTTAATTCGTTTAACTGTAGTACCTTTATTTGGTCTATCCAAATCTTTTTTGCGAGGTTTTGTTCTTTTAATTTTCTCTACATGAGGATAATATTCCTCTGTCCATTTTTCAATGTTTTTAATTTTCATTTGTATATTTTTCGTATTGTAAATTACACCAGTTCATATTTTCTTTTAACATTTTTTTACGGTCTGATGGTATATTAAGAAAATCTGTAGTTTCAATTAAAAAACCTACTGCTAGTATACGGGTTAAATCAGATTTGGTCCCTTTTTCATGTATAAGAGATTTTAATAATTCAACACTTTTAAGATATTCATCTTTTTTAACTTCTGCTGCTGATTGTTGTTTTTGTAAT